GTATAACCCCTAGTTGCCGAGAGGCAACTAGGGGTTATACGCCGGTGGCTTTGAGGACGCGGAAGCCGTTTTTGTCAACGACCTTCGCTCCATTTCTCCAAAATGCATAGAAACCTCTTTGCCCCGTGGCTTTTTTGCCAACCATCACGTGGGGGATCACTTCGATGCTCATGCCGAGGCGGTCTACGATGATGTAGCGGCTGAAGTCGCCGTACACGGCGAGCAGATCGTCTTTGGTCAGGCCAGTCTCCATCGTGCTCATCTCGTGCGCGGGCTTGCCGAGCAGGAGAGGCGGCCGGGCGTCGGCCAGCGTGACCCAGAGGTTCGCGCCACCCGAGGTGTCGAACTGCCGCACGCGGTCGAACTGGCCATCGTTCGCCAGGAAGCGACCGTTGGGCACGTAGCGTGGCGGAAGCGCTGCCTTCAGTTTGTAGATGTCGGCCACGCCGAGTTTGCCTTCTTCGGCGGTTGCCACCGTTTCGGTTGCGCCAACCAGGAGACCGAAAGGCTCGTCTTCGCCGGTGCCGCTCAGGAATTTCGTCGCCTCCAGCTCGTCCTTGGCGTCCTGGATCGCCCGCCCGATCTCGCCCTGTACGCCAACCCAGTCCTGCGTGATCTCGAAGGAAGCGAGGATCAGGGAGCTGGCGCGCTCGGCACTGATTTCTGGCTGCGCGATTTTGAATTCGTCCTCTTCGGTTTCTGCGGCCTCGGCCGAGTACGCGGCGGTCGTGCCAGCGCTCGAGACACCCTTCCAGGTGTCGGCGTTCGTGATGTTCTCCAGCCGCGAGATCTGCCGCAGTGGGTTGACCACGCCGTTGGAGGTCGGGATGATCGTCGGGTCGAGGGTGAAGGGCACCGCGAAGCCGCCGAATTCTCCGGTGAGGCTCAGGGCACGGCTCTCCTCGGGAGAAAGCTGTGCGCCCATAATGACCTTGGAGAAGGCGTTGCGGTACACGGTGCTGCCGGTGCGCAGCATGCGCTGTGCCAGCCAGCCGTCTTTGCTGTCGCGCTCGAGCATGCGCTCCAGGTGCCCCTGCATCTCCTCGCGGTCGACGCCCTCCTGCGGGAAGTGGGCGCGCTCGACCGCCACGGCGGCGCGGTCTCGGAGCTCGCGGCTGGCCTGGCCGTCTCCGGTGTAGCTGGCACGGATGGTCGAGAGGTCGTAGATGTCTCCGCGAGTGGCGCTGTCTGGTTTGCGAGCGTGGACGGCGGGGGCCGCGCTCGAACTCTCGCGGTGCTCGTCGTCGTCCTCGTTACCGGCCAGTTCGCTGAGCTGCTCTTCGCGGAGCAGAAGCTCGGAGATCACGTCCTCGTTGTCGAGGTGCTCCTCGCGCAGAGAGTTGAACTCCTCGCGGGCCTCCTCGGAAAGTGCCTCGCCGGGGAACTCAGCGTCGAGCTCCTGCATGCGGGCTTTGATCTCGTCCTGACGTGCGTAAAGCTCGTCAACCGTTTGGCCAGTTTTTTTCGCTTTTTTAGCCATGCGCTCTGCTCCGGGGTTAGAGGCGCTGCTCGAGCGCCCTTTTGCTACCACGTGCGCCTATCGGCGTCTCCATCGCGCGGCTGCCCTTGGAGTGAGCTGGCTCGGCTCCAGCAGGGAGTGCTTGTTTGGGAGTATAGCCAGGCTCTCCTTTTTTGGGCGAAGGAGATTTTTTGGCCGGAAGTTCCTGGTTGACGCGCTCGGCCGAAGCCAGCAGCTCAGCGGCGCGCTCAGGGTGGCGCTCGGCGAAGCCAGAGAACATGCGCTCCATCCCCTCGGGCTGCGCGCCAAACTCGACGATGTAGAGGTCGGTCAGGCTGCGCACGCCAGCGGTAGCGCCCTCGTACGCGGGGAAGGTAACGGGGCCACCCTCGTAAAGCTGGATCTCCTTGATGCTGCGCTCCGGTATGCCCCTTGGGTTCTCGTCGCTCGGCTCTGGCTCTTCCTCCCACTCTTCGGCCAACGCGCGGAATTTGATCGAGCTGCCTAGCTGTTTGCTCTCCAGCGCCGGAACCAGCTCGCGGTTGTACAGGGTGTCAAACATCACGCCCTCGTACAGCACGCCTTTCGCATCTTCTCGAAGGTCAGGATTGGTCAGGGGCTTTTTGCCAATCGTGGGATCCATGCCGTGGTTGAAAAGGATCCGAATCTGGTCGCGGCTCTCGGCCAACGTCTTTTTGGCCGCGCCCGGAACGATCCGCTCGAGGAAGTGACCCTCGAACAGGCTGTCTATCTCGGTCCATTCGTTGAAGCGGAGCATGTAGCCAACGAGCGTTGGCATGCCGTCACCATCGGCCGCCCGTAGCTCGAGCTCCGCAGACCTGAGAATCTGCCTGTCCTTCGGGGGTGCAGTTGCAGTGCCCATGTGCCGCAAACTATAGCGCCAGATGAAACCTATTCGGCGTCGGGTGGCCCAACCACGGCCGAGTAATGCACGCTGCGCTCCACCTTCCCCGTCACCGAAACGGCCACATAGTTGCCCTCTCCTTGGGTGGCACCCTCTTTGATCGCCTCGTCGACTTCTGCGTCCGTCTTGCCTTTGATCACGGCAGTCGGAACGATGTCCATCTCGCCGGGGCCGGTGCGTCTGAGGATCAGAAAGGTCGGCATTAGTCGTCGTCTCCTGGTGGTGGTGGCTCGGGGGGCTTGGGCTCTTGTGAGCTGCCTTCTTTTTCGCCAGCGCCAGGTTTCTGGAGCTGCACTGAGACAAGACCGCTGTGAACCAGGCGGGCCATGTCGTTGGCGATCACAGCCTTCATTGCGCTGTCGGGGGTGTAGCCAGCTTTGACCAAAAGTTCCAAAGTGACGGCCTGCGCCTTTTGGATTTCAGCTTCGTCCTTCGCGTCTTCCTGGAGGAAGGCGATGTCGCGGGCGTCGTACCACAGCTCTGCCCCGCCTTTGCGCGGTACCAGCTTCGCCAGCGACGTCGCCGCACCGCGCCAGAGGAACCGCATGGTGCCGTCGGTGAACCGGCGCTTGGCCTGCGCGTAGTTGGCGAGGGTGGCTGCTTCGAGTCCTTCGCTCAGGCCAACCAGAATCCCCGGAGTTCCAGCGGCCACCGCAATGCGGTTCTCGCCAAGGGCCTGCACGTTCTTGAAGTCCACTTTGCGCAGGTCGTTGCCCACCACCTCAACGTTCGATCCGGCACCAAGGAAGATCGTGTTGTGCGTCACGACACCACCCGTAACGTGCGTGTGGTGATCGGAGACCTCGATGCCAATGGTCGTCTCTGGCTTGGAGATGACCACCGACTTGACACGGTCCCAGCGCGAACGGTCTTGAGGACAGGTGCGCTTGGCGTAGGTGCTCAGTCTGCGCGCCTTCTCGGTGTGGCTCAGGTTCAGAATCTCTGCCAACCGCGCAGCCTGCACGTTGCCAAACACGCAGAGCCGATGTGCGGCGTGAGGGTGAGAGGCCATCGAGGGCGGGCTAGAGATTGAGGCATTGACGCCAAGTGATGCGAGAAGGTGCTGCACGTCTCGAAGAAGCTCAAGTGAAGTGCTCGTGATCCCCACCTCTCCCGACTCTCTCTTGTTTGGGTCGGCGACGTGCCCATCGGCGTCGATGTAACCCGACAAGAAAGAGCCGACCACCTCAGCGCCGCCAGTCATAACCACCTGCGGCACGCGCTTCTCATATGAGCGCTTCCCGTTCAGCCCCAACGCCCGCACGAGACCGGTCACGCCCTTGACGCGGTATTCGTTGGGCAGAGAGCGCCCGTGTAGTCGCACCTGCGACAACGTGGCGACCGAGGTTGCCCGAGACAAAACGCCCGCCTCGGCAATCGTGACGCCAGGGGTAGGCGTGCCAGCAGTGCATCCGTCGCCAACCAGTAGGCCCGCAAGCCAGGCCTCGCGCTCGCTGATTGCATTTTGTGAGCGTGGGCGACCCCAGCCAAGCCCAGTCTGGAGAAGGTCTCCGGGGTTCAAGTTCTCGGCCGCCTCCCACCCCCTTGAGGTCAGGAACGGGTGCGCGTCATTCGTCTTGATCACCCGGCCGCGCTCGGTCGTAACGGTGACGATTGGGGAGGGTGGCTGCAACTCGGCCGCCGACACGACGCCCGGCACCGGCCTGCCGTCCTTCCAGGCCACGACAGTATCTCCGGCGCGTATATCGCGAGCCGTGCTGCGTGCGCCGTTCCAAAGCGCAACCTCGGTCTCGGGGTGCAGGCACTTGTAGGCGTTCTCCAGTCCTCCGTGCTCCTCCTCGAATAGCTCAACCCATTTTTCGAACTCTTCGCGCTCGACGCTGGCGTCCACCGTCACCACCATGTTCGGCACCGCGCCCTGCTCTAGATAGTTCAGCTTGTGAGTGGTGGCGGCCTGGTCCCCCATGATCTCTCGGATCGCCGGGGTGAGCCACGACATGCCACGAAAGGCGGCGATGGGGTCGGGGTATGGAGCCCAATGCGCCACGTGCTCGACCAAGAAGGGTTCGGCGGGGTAAGCGCTGCCAGGGCCGCCCGGCTTGTACGAGTAGCCCAGCACCTCAACGTCGGCCTTGCCAAAGCCAGCCTCGGGGTCAGATTTGCTCCCCAGGATGATCGTGACCCAATCGGGGCGCAAGCGAGCAATTCGTTTTCTGGAGAGTCGGGCACCGTAAAAGTTGCCGCCCAGGTCGACGTCCTGGATCATGCGGGTCAGGAGATCGCCGGTGCTGCCGTTGGGCCAGGGTTCCTCGAGAATGGCCAAGTCACGGGTGCCAAAAAGCTCGCCCGGCCTGCCGTCAATCAGGCGGCGGTACTTGAACCGCGCTTCGGAGAACACCGACATCCGGATCAGCATGCAACCCCACACCACGGGGTTCGCCTTGAGCAGCGAGGCCGTGTAGCCCTCGAAGGTGCCGGGGATGTCCTCCTGCGTCGCGCCGAGCGTCGTCTGCCGCCCGGTCAGCGCGTAGTTGGCGGCGGCCTGGTTGATCAGGTCGATGTAGCCCTGGAGATTGCGACTCGAGGCGCGGCGGCGCATGAGGGACCAGAGGTTGGCCATTACTCAACACCGCCGATCAGGAACATTCCACCGAAGAACAATCCGACACCGCCCAGCGCTATGGCGGCCGGGGGGTAGATCATCCCGGCGGCCACCACGACCATTACCAGGCCAGCGATGCTCAGGGAGATTGCGAGTACGAGCTTCACGGGGTTCCTAAGCCTACCGGGCGACTAGGCACCGAGCGCCAGTCACACCCGGTGCCTCAGCCCCCTTGGGGCCTTTTCGTCGCCCGATGGGGGCGAGGGGAATCGAACCCCCACCGCGCGGCTTAAAAGACCGCCGCTCTACCAATTGAGCTACGCCCCCGCGAAGAGGTTAAGGGGCGGGCCACCCACAGGGAGGAGAGAACAGAGGCGACCCGCCCGGCTAACGACGCGGCGTTTTGTGCGGTGGGATGCGCTGCCGCGTCGAGGGGCCGTGGCGGGGATCGAACCCGCCATTTCATGCACCGAGGTATCCGCTCGGCTTTGTCCAGCACGGCCCATGAGGGTTCGGCGCACCACCTGGCGCTCACAACGAAGGCCTCGGCAGGGAAGAGGCTCAGTTAGATGCGGATTTGCACAGGTGGTGCGCCCAGCCCTCAAGATTCCCATGTGCCCAACCATAGCACGGCTGGTTGCTTGTTGGCAACTCATCTAAGAGAGAACCCCCGTTTGTTCATCTCGGCTGCCACTGCCTTGGCGGTCTCCTCGTCTGGCGCTGACCAGATCCAAGTGGCGTCGTTCATCGAGACCCACCACTTGCCGGTAAGCGGGCACTGTGCGTAGGCAAAGGAGACCATGCGCGAAGCATAGCATCTCGGTTGCCTTCGGGCAACCCCGTTAGTTGCTCCTGCCCACCACGGCCATGAGCGGCCCGTCGCTCTTGGCGTTCTCGGCAGTGGCGATACTGTTGGCCATCAGAAGCCCGGTTAGCGCGTCGATTGGGTACCGCTTGCGACGTTCACCTTTGGCGTCTGGCGGCCTGTCGTACCTGAACTTCTCAGCGCCAAGCGATCGCTTGACGGCGTTTAGTACGTGCATCCGCATTTTGCGATTGCCGTCGTGTTCGAACCACTTGCCGCGCACGCATTCGTCCAGCCTCTCGCTGGCCAAGGCCATGGGCGCGTTGTCCTGGCTGTGCTCGACGAACTTCATCGTGATGCCCTCGGCGTCGGGGTGCGTGCCCTTTTCGAGTAGCTGAACCATCTGCTGACCGCCCGCGTTGGGGTCGTACACCCACTTGAGAACTCCGTAGCGTTTCTGGAGCTCGACCATGGCCTTGACGATGTCTCCCTCGTCTACAGGTGGCTCCAGCACCACCGGGTCAAGGATCTGGCGCTGTTTCTGGTTGACCCAATTCAGGACGCCCACCGACGTGGTGTCGATCTTCCACCCCAGATCGATCCAGCCGTACGCCTTGCCCTTCTCATGCTCGAGGCTCTTGACGAGCATGGCGTCCCATTCTTCGCCCGTCAGGCCGCCGCCTTCGATGCGGGTCGGGATATTGCAGGTTTTTCGCAGCCAGTGCTCCTCGATCATCTCTGGCTCGGCGTACTTTTCGGCGATCTCCATCTCGTCGATCTCTTGCAGCGGATTCGCGCCCGCGACGATCTTGAAGTCATGCACCTGCTCCAGCTTCCGCACGCCCCAGTCGTGCAGCACCGTGTCCCCCATGACCGCCCTGATGTATTCGTCGGCCGGTCCCTCGACGCGGGTGCGCTCACCTTCGCGGAGAATCTTCGTGCGCAGCTCCTCGAACTCGCCGCCAGGCTCACCCGCCGTGGAGATCATGAACAGCGGCCCCTTGCGCTTGCGATACTTGCCCTTCCAGGTGCGATAGAGCCGCAGGTCGGGGTGCAGGTGCGCCTCGTCCAAGACGCTGGCGCTCGGGATCACGCCGTCGCCCGACTTCTCGTTGTGCGGGTACACGCGGGTGTGCCCGTGAGTTTTCCGAGAGTCGATCCGGCGCAGGCCCGGTGCCAAGTCGAAGTCCCCTAGCTTGCCGCTGCGGACGATGAACCCTTCGATCTGACGGAACAAGGTCTCGGCCTGCGTGGTGGTGGCGCTGCCGATCGGGATCTCGGGGGTGAGCTGGTGCTCGAGCAGGTAGAGAACGATCGCTGCCGTAAGCGTCGTCTTCCCGTTGCCCTCGGGCACTACCAGGAGCACCGCTTTGTACTTGCCAGACAGGTAGTCCTCGATCGGATCTATCTCCCACTGCTCCGGTACGAAGGCATCGCCGCTGTCGAGGATCAGCGGGCGGGTGTAGTCGCCGCTGCCCGTTACCCAGTCGTAGAAATCCTGCGCATCGCCAGTGCCCGGCGCTTCCGGCACCACGAGGCCATGGCGGTCGTAGGCCAGGACCTTGCGACCGAATTCACCCCACGCCCCCTCGTGGTTCCCCGCCAGATACTCCTCTTTCCACCGATAGAAGGTGGGGACCGGAATGCCCGCCTCTGCGCAGCACTTAGTGACGCCAAGGCCCTCGGATCGGAGGGCGGCCAGGGTCTCAACGGTGTCGGGGTCGGGGTCGCGGCGTGGTCTGCCCATGGTAAGGAGAAGCTTAGGCGTCTACAAGCCGAGCGCCTTGCGTTGGCGCTCGCGCTCTTCGTCGTGTCGAGGGTCGGGGCGAAAGCTGACCCACCGCGTCAACCGCCCCACGTCTCCGAGGGCTTGGGTGGGCGCTACCAGTGGCGCTTTGCGAACCGTGCGCAAGCACAGCCCGTCACGCCGCTCTTCGACCTCAACCAGGCCAACGACTGGCGGAATCCAAAGCGTCGGGGCCTCCACCTCCACGACCGACTTGCGGTGTGGCCCGCCCGCCCGGAACTGCATCTCGCTCGGGTTGAACTCCTCTCCCTGTTCCCAGGCCCCATAGCGAAACGTCTTCACCCGGCAGGCCGCGTCGCCGTAGGCGGCTGGCACCTCGACCCACTTACCCCACTTCTGCGTTTCCGGGTCCCCAGACCAACCTTCTCGGCTAGGAGCACGGCAGTGCTCGGGGCACTTCTCTCGGACGAAGGCGTTGCCCTTGAAGTGCTCGGGCTGCACGTAGTCGCGCTCCTCTTTCTTCAGTAGGCCCTTGGGCACGGCCAGGTAAAACTGCCAGCACATGGCCACCGCGCGCGCCCGCTTCGAGGGCTTGAGGATCTCGCGCCGGTAGTCGCCCCGGCTGACCTTGATCTCGTAGCCCACAATCGGTGGCTTCGCGCTCGACCAGGCCGAGAGGGCAAGCACGTCGATGCCTTCCCACTCCTCCACGGTGGTCCAGGCCCCCGGCCCGCCGAACTGAGCTATGGCCGGGTGGCGGCGGCGGATCGCCTCCTTGACATGCGCGGCCTTGAGCTGGCCGTTGAGCTGGTTAGCCACAGCCAGCGCACCCGCCCTTCTCTGCAACCTCCAGGTGGCTGTTCTCCCCAAGGACGATCACCTTGTTCTCGGGGAAAACCTGCTGTAGATCGGCGATCATCTTTTCGGCGGTCTCGGTGTCAAGGTTGACGGCGGTGCGCAGCACCACCACGTCGCCGGGCGCAATACGAACGCGCCGCACTTCTCGGAAGCGGTAGGAGAGCAATCGTCTGAGCACAGGGCACTTACCTTTCGTTAGCGGGGCCGTTGTCGAGGACTTCGAGGATCTGCTGGCGGCTCACGTAGTGCTGCTGCGACCGGAGAAGATCCTCGAGCAGTTTCAGGGTCGGATGCAGGCTGGCCAGGTTGCGCCGGGCCGTTCGCAGCCGCGACTTGCAGTTCGCCTCGCGTCGTTCAAGGTCGGCCAGCCGGTCCTTCGAGAGGTCGGCCAGCCGCCGCGCTTCCTTGCGGGCATCGACCATGCGGTGCCATTCGTTGCTCAGGCTTTCGAGGAAGTCGAAGGCCGGGACCTCGACCCCGCACTCGCGGCAGTAGACGCGCCGGGCCTGCTTGTCCAGCTCAACCCGCCGGTGGCCGCAGTAGCGCTGCCGCTCGGTCTCTTTGTCACGGACAGGGGCGGCGTGATCGGACTTCTCGGCCCCCTTGAACAGATCAACCACCTCGTCGGCCATTAGTCGACCGCCCCCTCCGGGATCCCACGCAACTTCCGATCGTGCGAGCAGCGCGACATGATCTGCCCATACATCAGCACGTGTACCGCGCGGTCACAGAACCGTTCCCAGCGGGTCGGTTGGCAGCACGTGCCGATCCACATCACGCGCACCCATAGCTTCCGCGCCAACCAGCGCCGGGGGTAGTCGGTGGGTCGCATGGCCAAGGCGACGGCCTCGGCAATTTCACCGGGCTTTGGGCTCATACCCGCACCGCATCGGCCAGTTCGGCCAGCACGTCTCCGTGGCAGGGCAGCGGGTGGCAATAGCAGACCAGGCGCTTGCCTCTGAGCTCCGGCAGCGCCGCCATGAGCTTGGGCTGCTTG